CATTGTGAACACCAGCGAACAGATAGCACAACTCAATTCATTCAACAGATACGTGGCCACAAAAGATCAATTAAATGATTCAGCGGGTGACATCATTGAGCGAGCAAAATCCAAATGCGAAGGCATGAAGAAATACATCAAGGGATTGGCCAAACAGAAAAACTACGAAGCGGCCAAGGAAAGTTTCCAACCAGCAGTTCTACCAGAATTAGATGACGAGACCAAAACATCTCTCAAGGACAAATTCACTTTAAAACATTTTGATGAAAAGATCGACACGGCATTGCCACTGATCAATTCGATCATGAAGGAAACAGAAGAAGTGACCGAATTCGACGATGAAAAACCATTGAGCAAGAAAGACATCGAGATACCAACACCGGTTGATGCGGCTCCACTGGTACAGCAGTACCTTGCCGATCCAGACAGCGAATTAGTGTTAAGGAAAGATCCGGCCGCTGACCAGATGCTGACCAGAACACAATTCACGAACAAGAACACAATGTTAAGTTCTATTTTAGGAGACATTGCGGCCAGGATGCTGACCAAGACTCCAGAGCAGGACAGGGTGGCCAACTTCGCTTCAAGCGTTGCCAACGAGATCGCACAGGAAGGCGAGCCTTTCTTCGAACCACCAAAGAACTACATCAGAGACAAAAAAGTTGCTTTCCAATTGGCCAAGAGATACTTGGACGACTACAAGAAAATGAAAGCAGATCCAGCATACGCCGACCAGGTGAGGATGGATCCCAACCAATACGAACCAAAGAAAGACAGAAAAGGCAGGGCCAAGGAAGAGATCGCTTTCGAGGGCTGGGCCGACAACATAGTGGAACAGAAACCATACGTTTCAATGTACAGGGGAGACGATGGCAAGATGGTTTACGACGTGTTGGACAAGGACGGTGAGAGTGCTTACATGAGCTCGGACTACGACACAGCACAGTCATACCTAAAAAAGAATTTCGACACGCTGGCAGGCAGACGACCAGCCATGGATGACGTCAATGAAAATCCAGAAACAGATCAAGAGATGTCGATGGATTACGAATTCACAGGTGACGATGGCGAGACAGCATATGGAACATTGCACTACAAAGTGGTAAATGGCAAAGTGGATCCAAATTCATTGAGAGGCGAATCAGAGTACGAAGGCAATGCCAAAGTGGACGACGAATTTGCCACAGCCATGGTACAACCAGGTGGTGCTGATCACGAACAGGCACTTGCTGACGCCCAGGATGACTACGACTACGAGGCACAGCGTATGCAGTCCAAATTTGGTGAAGGCAACGAGTTCGCACTGGCAGTACAGAAAGCCAAAGCGGCCGGCATGAAACCCGGAGACAAGTTTGAAGTGGGCGGCAAGGAATACACTCTAAAAGATGCCATTGAACAGGCAGGCTTACAATTAGAAGAGTTTTTTACAGAAGACGCGGGCCTAACAGACCAACAGAAACAAGGCTTACAGGCAATACACAACAAATTCAAAGGACGTAAAACAGCCTCTGGGGGAAGTCTGCCATATGAATATCTAAATTATCAAATAGAACCAGAACTTTACTCAGATCAGATAGACGCTCAAGAAGAACAAAAAGTGTCCGACGCATTTGGATATGAAAGCCTCGAAGACGTACAGAGAGCGATGGACGATGGTGAGATTGAAGGCGATTTTCCAGACGACATAGAAAAATATATCCCTGTCACAATGAGTGTTTGGGCGGCTGTGGACAAGGTGCTTGGAAAGGCCAATGATCAACAAATACAAGCGGCCATGGATTATCTTTCAAGTATCGACGAATCAGTCGCAGAAGACGAATATGCGGCACCGAGCAAAGAGCATTACAAAAAAGCCTGTGAAGCAGGATTCAAAGGCAGTTACGAAGACTACAAAAAAGAATATGCCAGTTTCCCAGAAGAGTTTCCAAAGAACGAAGCAGAAGCAGAACCAAAGAAATGTGATCACTGCGATGGCACAGGCAAGCACGGCGACAAGGACTGTGAAGTTTGCGGCGGCAGGGGATATATCACCGAAGCAAAACCAGATTTCCTGGACCTTGACAAAGACGGCAACAAAAAAGAGCCCATGAAATCAGCGGCCAAGGATGCCAAAAAAGAATCCACCGAATTGGATTCAATCATCAAACTGGCCGGTATCTAACACCGCAATCCAATTACCAAAAAAGTCAAAATTACGGTAGACAAAAGATAAATAATAGTTGTATATTAAACAGATGTCTAATATACATTTAGGCAAAACAAACATAGGCACACAAGGAGGCTTACATTATGGCTACATTGGCTGAAATAAGAGCGAAGTTAAAAGAAGCAGAAGTGAATCGCTCCACTTCATCAAACACAGGCGGCGACAACGCCATCTACCCACATTGGAACATACAGGAAGGACAGGAAGCTGTCGTGAGATTCTTGCCAGACAAGGACGAGACCAACACTTTCTTCTGGACTGAAAGGAACATGATCAAGTTACCGTTCAACGGTATCAAGGGTCAGGCAGATTCAAGACCAGTACAGGTACAGGTACCATGCATGGAGATGTATGGCAAGACCTGTCCGGTGCTCACGGAAGTGAGACCCTGGTTCAAGGACAAATCAATGGAAGACATGGGCAGGAAATACTGGAAGAAGAAATCATACATCTTCCAAGGTTTTGTTGTGCAGAATCCATTGAACGAGGACACAACACCTGAGAATCCCATCAGGAGATTCATCATTGGACCTCAGATCTTCAACATCATCAAAGCGGCATTGATGGATCCAGAAATGGAAGAGATGCCAACTGATAGTGTGAGAGGAGTTGACTTCAGGATAACCAAGACCTCAAAAGGTGGTTATGCTGACTACTCAACTTCCAAATGGTCGAGAAGAGAAAGAGCATTGGACGAAGCAGAGAGGGCGGCCATAGACACACACGGTCTCCACAACTTATCTGACTTCAGACCAAAGGAACCAACCGAGGCAGAAGTGAAAATAATCAAGGAATTGTTTGAACAATCTGTGAACGGTGAGGCCTATGACTTGGACAAGTATGGTCAATACTACAGACCAGCTGGTGTGAGTGCGCCTCAGAGAACCGCAAATGAAACTTCAGCGCCAGCGACTGCAACGGAACCACCAAAGGCAGAAGCACCAGCACAACCGGTGGCTGAAACAAAAGCAGAAGCGGCTCCGGCTCCCGAAGCACAACCCGCAGGGGACAGTGCCAAGAGAGCAGAGGACATCTTGAAACTTATCAGATCAAGACAAGCGAAATAAACCCCTAAACTTACCAAGTGGCCATATTGATTGACAGTGTGGCCACAAGGTAGTAATATAACGATATGACAAAACCATTTGATATAACAAAATTTAGGAAAAGCATTACCAAATCAATACAGGGATTGGGTATTGGATTCAATGATCCCACAGACTGGATCTCAACAGGCAACTATGCACTGAACTATTTGATCTCAGGCGACTTCCACAAAGGCATCCCTTTGGGCAAAGTTAGTGTGCTGGCGGGAGAATCGGGTGCGGGTAAATCCTACATCGCGTCTGGCAACATAATCAAACATGCACAGGAACAGGGCATCTATGTGATACTAGTTGATTCAGAGAATGCACTGGACGAACAATGGCTACAGGCATTGGGTGTTGACACAGATGAAAAGAAGTTATTGAAATTATCACTTTCCATGATCGATGATGTGGCAAGAACAATATCAGAGTTCATGAAAGAATACAAGGCAGAAAACGCAGACAACAGAGAAGGTGCACCAAAGGTGCTGTTCGTGATTGATTCTTTGGGCATGTTATTAACACCCACAGATGTCGATCAGTTTGAAAAAGGTGAGATGAAAGGTGACCTTGGAAGGAAACCAAAGGCACTTACAGCACTGGTGAGGAACTGTGTTAATATGTTTGGGTCTTGGAACGTGGGTTTGGTTGCGACCAACCACACATATGCGTCACAGGACATGTTTGATCCGGATGACAAGATATCAGGCGGTCAGGGTTTCATTTATGCAAGTTCGATTGTGATTGCAATGAAAAAATTAAAATTAAAAGAAGACGAGGCAGGCAACAAGATATCAGAAGTGCGAGGTATCAGGGCCGCTTGTAAAGTAATGAAGACAAGATATGCGAAACCATTCGAGGGCGTGCAGGTCAAGATTCCTTACGAAACGGGCATGGATCCATACAGCGGATTGGTCGATCTATTCGAGAAGAAAGGCATACTGACAAAGTCTGGAAACAAGCTCGCATACACAGGATCTGACAAGAACACTATCTCAGAGTTCCGAAAAAACTGGACAGGTGATAAATTAGATATTATTATGAAAGATTTTCATAATATCAAAACACCAGCCAGCGAGGAGCCAGAAGCAGATGGAGGAACAGATGACGAGTAATCAGATCGAAGAGATTTGGACATCCGTCTCTAACTATCTCCCCGAAAGAGTGAAACTAGACTGTGCTGTCGACTATGTGAAGACATTGTTGGACATGGACACAGACCCAGCGGTGATCAAGGCCGCGGGCGAGTACGATGAGAAACTAGAACAGGCAATCTCAACGGTACTGGCGGAAGAAGGACTCGACGAGGAAGACTACTACGGCGAACAATGACCTGGTACACAGACGTCAGCAAGGACATCAGCAAGATACCGGAGGCCATACAGCATTTCTACAACGAGCTGAACGAGGCCAAAAAAGAAGTAAAGATCTATGGTAGTCTTGAAAAAGCATCAGCCGCAATGCCGGGAGTGGTGGAACACAGATTCAATCAACTTCAGGAAATAGAAGCGATACTGGAATACCTCAACATAGAAAAGCGAAGGATCAGATCAATGGCCTTCAAAAAATATCTTGAAAACTATCAGAGGGCACTGAGCTCCAGAGACGTTGAAAAATATGTCGACGGTGAGGCAGACGTGATCGACATGGAAAAGATAGTCTTGGAATTCGCACTATTGAGAAATAAATGGCTTGGCATCATTAAGGGACTGGATCAGAAGCAGTGGCAGATCACCAACATCGTGAAACTGAGAGTCGCAGGAATGGAAGATGCCACAATCAAATAGGATCATACTCACAGACGTCGACGGCGTACTGCTGGATTGGGAAAAACATTTTGGCAAGTGGATGACCGCAAAAGGTTATCGGCAGGTAGAGGGTGCTGAAAAAATGTATTCAATGTATGAAAGATACGGAATATCAGTGGAAACCAAAGAACGTCTAATAGAAGAATTCAACAACAGTGCCTGGATGGGTACACAAGAACCAATGCCTGATTCGCAGACCTGGGTGAAATTGCTACACGCCGAGGGATGGACGTTCATTCCAATAACATCACAGACTTCGGACATACCTGCACAAGAATTAAGAAAAAAAAGATTGAAAGAATTGTTTGGTGGCACTGTGTTCTCTAATTTTTTCATTTTGGAAACAGGCGCGGACAAGGACTCAGCACTGGCAGAATTCCATGGCACAGGACTATGGTGGGTGGAAGACAAGCCGGAAAATGCAGAAGCCGGTGTTAGATACGGTTTACGATCAATGCTTTACAACCATTCATATAACCAAAATTATGAGAATGACAAAATCACAAGAGTAAATAATTGGAAACACATACACGAAATTTTAGCAAAGAGCACGAAATGAGCATACCAGTTTACGTAGGATACGATTCCAGAGAAGACATCGCATACCAGGTGTGCAAACATTCAATCACGAGAAGAGAACCAGGCGCAACTGTAAAACCCCTCAAACAAAAAGACATGCGAGAATCTGGATTGTATACCAGAGAAATTGACAAACTGGCATCTACGGAATTCACGTTCACAAGATTTTTCATACCACACCTACAGAACTACCAAGGTTGGGCAGTGTTTTGTGACTGTGATTTTGTGTGGACCGTGCCTACCACTGATCTCAAACAATACTGTGATCCCAGCAAGGCGGTGGTTGTTGTGCAACACGACTACACACCGGCGGAAGGCATGAAAATGGACGGAAAACAACAACACATATACCCAAGGAAGAACTGGAGTTCCATGATATTGTGGAACTGTGCCCATCCAAAGAACAAAGTGCTGACCCCGGAATTGCTCAACAAAGAGACAGGAGCGTTCCTGCACAGGTTCCAATGGCTGGATGACGAAGACATAGGATCACTTCCCCATCACTACAACTGGTTGGTGGGTTGGTACAAAGAACCACAAGACGGCAAACCCAAAATATATCATTGGACAGAAGGTGGTCCGTGGTTTGTTGACAACTACTTTGATTGTGAATACGCAGACGTTTGGAAGAAAGAGACCATCAATCTCTTTTCCAAATGATCAAAATACTTGAAAATCACATCAACAGAAATCCAAACTTCATCTACAAAACAACGGCATTTGATCTAAAATTATATGACCGTGTTTACCAAAATTGGCATAGGCCCGATCACGAATCATGGGAACAGTTTGAAAAACAAAATCAATTACGTATCAAAGAAAAATTTGATAATAAAGAAAGTTATCAATACACCGGCGACCAGAATTGGGTAGGATATATTTTTTTCAAAGACAGGACAGACAGGAGATATATTCAGGTTACATTTGGAGATATATCAAAAGAATACAAGCCAAACACTGTGCTGATCATTGAGAAATCAAACAAGATTGTATTTTCAAAGCCAGAAAGTCCCATGCCGGACAAACCGTTTCTGGTCGTGGAGTTTGACGATTTATTTTTGGAAACTATCGATAAATTTTTTTAGCTCATTGACATCTGCTTGAAGATGTCTATCTCTCACCATAGTCCAAACAAAATCATCTCTCTTGTTGACATTGAGATTTTTCCTGACCATGGTCGCTGTGTCGTCAAATACTTTCTTGGCTTTGACCCTAACGTGAGGCAGTAAGATACACCTGTTCAATTTCCTGGATACTTTTTGGGTGTATGAGTCCACGTACCAATGCCAGAAAAATGGTGGTGCGAAATATCCCAGGGTTCTAATCCAGTTCTTGTGTAAGAAAAAATGAGGTGCTCCTATGGATTCGTCGCCTATTTCAACAGGCTGTGTCTTGTCTTTGTGTTGATGACCCTTGCCCTTGCCATTGCAATCCCAAGGTACTACCATACAGATCTTGTCCGCGTATCGATCAAATACTTTTTCCACCTCCTTGTCCCAATGCTCTGTTTGGAACTGTATGTCGTCTCCCGCCAGCATCACTATGTCTCCCTTGGCTTTCAGGGCCAGTTGATTCCAGCTCAGGCAAGTGGATTGATTTGGTCCTACCTCGTATAATTTTTCATCGAGGAGCTCCTTGTATTTTTCCAGTGTGGGATCGTCATCGTTTAGATAAAATAAAAATTCTATATTTTTCCCATCGCTCACAGTCTCTCGTGCT